TCGCTATGGGCTTTTCCATCACCGAAGAGGCGATGGAAGACAACCTGTACGACAGTCTGTCTGCTCGGTACACCAAGTCCCTCGCACGGGCTATGTCGTACACCAAGCAGGTCAAGGCGGCGTCCATCCTGAACAACGGCTTCAACGTGTCCTTCACCTACGGTGACGGCCAAGCCCTGTTCTCGACGGCTCATCCGCTGGTCTCTGGCGGCACCAACAGCAACCGTCCTGCGACGGCGGCTGACCTGAACGAAACGTCCCTCGAAGCGGCTGTGATCCAGATCGCTGGTTGGACCGACGAACGTGGTCTGCTGATCGCTGCCAAGCCCCGCAAGCTGATCGTTCCTCCGCAACTCCAGTTCGTCGCAACCCGACTGCTGGAGACGTCGCTGCGTGTCGGCACCACCGACAACGACATCAACGCGCTGAAGAACAACGGCAGCATCCCGGAAGGCTACACTGTCAACCACTTCTTGACCGACACCAACGCTTGGTTCTTGAAGACGGACGTTCCGAACGGTCTGAAGCACTTCGTGCGCGTGCCGCTGGCTACGTCAATGGACGCCGACTTCGACACCGGGAACTCTCGGTACAAAGCTCGCGAACGTTACTCGTTCGGAGTGTCGGACCCGCTCGGATGTTTCGCAAGTCCTGGGGCTTGACACCTCACGGGTCAAAAACCACAAAAGGGGCCTTGCGCCCCTTTTTCTTTTGTGCTACCCTCTTGCAAACCGAGCTTCACCACAGCCCGCCGACTGACTCGGCAGACTTCTCCTCAGAGACGACGGGCACAGATTTGAGGAATAAGCCATGAGCTTCTCGACCTTCTCCGGCCCGGTTCGCATGGGCACCCAGCGTTTCGGCTCCGCGACCAATACCGGCCTTCCCCTGCTGACGCAATCTGTCAATGTGCCTTTCTCGGCCATGACGACTTCGCCGTCTGCTGTGAATCTGTTCAACTTGCCTGCCGGGTCCAAGATCCTGCGGTTCAACGTAGAGAAGACCACTGCCATTTCTGGCGGTTCGGTTTCTGCTGTGGCCGTGACGTTCGGTAACGCAGGGTCTGCCACCGCGTACCAGAGTTCTGCTGCGATTGGTCTGACGACTGCTCAAGCGGTTCGCGCCACGCTGGACGCTGCGCTGGTTTCCTCGGCCACTGACAACATCGGCACGGCTGATGTAACGGTGACTGGGACCTTTACCGCTACTGGCGGTAATCCGACGGCTGGTGTGGCTGTGGTGACGATTGAGTACATCCAGCGTGCTGACAACGGCGCTCAGGCTCCGACCGCAATCCAGAACTGATGACGGGGGCTTCGGCCCCCTAGGAGTGCTGAATGGCTAAGACCAATTTCAGTCCGACGTTCCCCATGTTTCCTGGGGATGCGGCTGCTGTCACGACAAGTGACACCAACAACCTGCGTGAGCCTAGCGTCATTTTTGTGGGCACCACGGGCGCGTTGCGGGTGTTGACGGCGCAGGGGTCAGATGTGACGTTCAACGCTGTTCCTGGGGGGACGGTTGTGCCGTTGCAAGTGATCCGTGTGTATGCGTCTGGCACGACAGCGACCAACCTAGTCAGGATTTTCTGATGTCGTTCGGGTTTGGCTTCGCGCTTCCTGCGTACCCGTTGCGTGGCGGTGGGGGGAACAACCCGTTCAATCAGGACGGCGCAACACTGGACCTGTCTTTTATTGGTACGGCGGGGGATCTGTCTGGAGCGGACACGTACACGCTCAACACCAACTTCATCACCCCGCAGTATCAGATTGCTGCGCAATATGCAGTCTGGGAAAGTGGCGTTGGACTAGCTCAAAAAACCTTCGCTCAGATCGTGACGTTCACCCGTGCCAGCACGGCCACGTACTTCAACTCTGCGGGCACGCTGACCTCTGCTGCGATCAACGAGGCTCGTTTTGACTTCAACCCTTCGACGCTTGCTGCTCAGGGGCTGCTGATTGAGGAGTCGAGGACGAACAGCATCCGCAACAACACGATGGTTGGGGCGGTAGCAGGTACGCCTGGGACACCGCCGACAAACTGGAACATTGACTTATCTGGTTTGACAGGAATTAGCAGGCAGATTGTTGGGACAGGCACAGAAAGCGGTGTTACATACATTGATATTCGACTGTTTGGCACAGCAACTGTAACTGGAACTGCGTTAATTCTTACTGACGGGAATAATTCCGTTGCCGCAACAGCTTCTCAAGCGTGGGCTGTTTCAACTTACGTAAAATTGCAAGCAGGATCGTTGACTGGTATTGCGTCAACAATTCAAGAGATTTTTGAATATAGTTCATTGCCTGCGTATTTGCGTCAAACAACGGCCAGCACTTTTACTCCGACAACTGCTGGTTTAAGCACACAGCGCAGCAGCGGATCAATAACAACAGGCGCATCAACCGCGTTTGTTAGGCAGTCAATAAGTGTGGCATTTACTGGCGGTGTGGCAGCAGACATCACCCTCCGTATCGGCCTGCCCCAGCTAGAACTCGGCGCGTTTGCCACCTCCGTCATCCCCACCACGACCACAGCCCTCACGCGCTCTGCTGATGTGGCGTTGATGAATACGTTGTCGCCTTGGTTTAATGCGACAGAGGGGACGTTGTTTGCAGAGTTCACTGCCAGATTGAATGTAACGCAGACCCCTGTGACTTTTTCAGGCGCTGCTGGCGTTGGCTACAGGATAAGAAAAAGCAGCACCAATCAATACGTCGCTGTGTTGCGCGACGGAGCGACTAAAGACATAGCCATAACACCATCACCAGCACTGACAGAAGGTCAAATAATAAAAGTGGCTTTAGGTGTAAAAGTTAATGACTGCGCTCTGTCTGGTGGTGGTCAGGCTGTAGCCACGCAAACATCATTTAGCCCAATGCCCACAATCACAGATGTAAACCTTGGATTTACGGGTACTGATGGTTTTGCACTGAATGGGTGGTTCAGGCGGTTTACCTACTACCCTCGGAGGCTCAGTAACGCTGATCTCCAGGCCATCACCACCTGACGAGGAAACATCATGGCACTCGTCACTAAAAACTTCAGCGACATCATCACCTTCACCCGTGCCAGCACGGCCACGTTCTTCAACTCGGCTGGTGTGCTGACCAGCGCAGCCGTTAACGCCCCCCGCTTCGACTACAGCCCTTCGACGCTTGCTGCACAGGGCTTGCTGATTGAGGAGTCCCGCACCAATTCCATCCGCAACAACACGATGGTGGGTGCTGTGGCGGGAGTTATAGGTTCTGGTGGCGCTGCACCAACAAATTGGTCTTTAGATTTTCCAGGCCTTACTCGTCAGATTGTTGGCACTGGCACTTCAAACGGAATTACGTGGATTGACTTACGTTTTTCTGGGACAACAACGAATACCTACGGGTCTTTGAATCTTGAGGGCGCTAATATAGTTAGCGCAAGCAATGGGCAATCTTGGGCGCATAGTGCTTGGGTATCTGTTGTCGGCGGAAGCACAGCTAATATAAATTCAATTAGCCTGAGCGCAAATCAATACACAATAACGCCAACATATTTGTCAACGCTGACCGGAACAAACATTGTTTCTTCCGTTTCTGCCACGTTTTCTAGGTTCGCTTCGACGCTTACCACAAACAACGCATCAGTTGCATACGTGCAGCCAGTTGTGGCTTTTGCATGGGCCAACGGCGCAGCCATCGACATCACCCTGCGCATCGGCCTGCCTCAGCTAGAACAAGGCGCGTTTGCCACCTCCGTCATCCCCACCACGACCACAGCCCTGACCCGTGCAGCCGATGTGGCTTCAGTGAATACGCTGAGCCCTTGGTTTAATGCGACAGAGGGGACGTTGTATACCGAGTCTCAGCAACTCGCCGCGCAAACAGCAGCCCTGTTCCCTCGCATTGTTGCGGTAGATGATGGCTCAACCAACAATGCAATTCTTCATCTGTGGAGAACGGACACTTCACGGCTATACGCCAACGCAGTGTCGAGCGGTTCAGGCCAATACGATCTTGGTGCAAACGGCGTGACGCAAACGAACGTGAACAAAATGGCTAGTGCATTTGCTGCGAATAACTTTGCGGCATCAATCAACGGCGGTTCTGTTTTGACAGATTTGGCTGGCGTGGTCCCTTCTGGTCTGACAACGCTTCGCATTGGTAGAAGCAGCGGCACGGATTACCTCAACGGCTATCTCCGCCGCATCACCTACTACCCTCGGAGGCTGGCTAACGCCGATCTCCAGGCCATCACGACATGACCTACGACCCCTTCGATCCATTCAGTGAGGCACCTATGTACACAGATTTCTTCCTGAAATTCGCTGACGAAGCCGAGGCCAACGAGGTGCTGTTCACCGAGCAGACCTTCGCGCAAGACGATGTGGTCGAGACGGTGCTGGTGCCCAAGTACGCGGCCATTGATGTCATCGGCACGATCTACAAGGCCACGGGCAACGTGCTGCCTGCCGAGGACGAGAGCGGCGAAGCGGTGGACGAGATGGCCCCGCTGGAGGGCTGGCACGTCAACGTGCGCCACACCGACGAGGCCCCCGAGTTGGACGCCTACAAGGTCGAGGTCAAGACTCCCAGCAGGATGTGGGCCTGATCATGGCTAAGTCGCCTGCTTGGACCCGGAAGGAGGGGCAGAACCCCAAGGGCGGGTTGAACGCCAAGGGGCGTGCTTCTGCCAAGGCTCAGGGCATGAATCTGAAGCCCCCTCAACCAGAAGGCGGTCCACGCAAGAAGTCGTTCTGTGCCCGTTCAGCGGGGCAGATGAAGATGTGGCCGGAAGCGGCCAAAGACCCCGAAAGCCGCCTGAGGAAGGCGCGCAAAGCCTGGAAGTGCTGACATGGAATCCTTAGTCTGGAACACAATTCTCACGGTCCTACTTGGCGTGGTGGCATATCTTATGGTGTCAAAATTTGCTGAACTGGACAGGATCAGTATCCTGCTCAACAAGACCCGCGAAGAGATTGCGCGGGATCACATCACACGCGCAGAGTTCCGTCAGGACATGGGCAAGTTGTTCGACAGGTTTGACTTGATAGAGAAGAAGATTGATGGTCTGCGCGACCGCAGAGCACCTCCGGGGAACTGAAGTGCCTGTACAGTCCGAAGCTCAGCGGCGTTTGATGTACGCGGCACTGAAAGATCCCAAGGGCACAGGCATCCCCCGTAGTGTTGCCGAGAAGTTTGTTGGTCCCAAAGCACATGCCGAAGGAGGCAGTATGAAAGAGTCCAAGGAAATGATGAAGAAGGAAGTGGCCTTCATGAAGAAGAAGGGCGCTCCGAAGTCGATGCTCAAGCACGAGATGAAGGAAGCCAAGGGCTACGCCAAAGGCGGCGGCATCGAGTCCAAAGGCAAGACCAAGGGCAAAATTGTGAAGATGATGGGCGGCGGAAAGTGCTAAGGAGGGGCTATGCCTCAAAACTACCGTACTCCCACTTCAAGAGAGTTCTCAAAACTTAGCGCCGCTCGTAAGTTGATGCAACAAGGCATTGAGGGTGAAAACTCAATGCTGTCTCGCATGATGCCAACAATGGCAAAGTCTTCGCGTGATGATATTCGTAGGGCCAAGGAGCTTCGTGAAAAGGTTCCTGCCGCTGCCCGCGAAGGTGAGGCATACAACGAAGCGGGCTACGCCAAAGGCGGCTCTGTCAAGGGTAGCGGCTGCGAACAGCGCGGCCTTCGCAAGTGCAAGGTGGTGTGAGATGCGCCAAAGCAGGGGCATGGGTGACATTCGACCTGAACTGAAGAAGCGCCGTGACAACACCGACTTCCTTCAGGGCGGGAAACGCCATGCCCGCAGGGACAACACCGACTTTACCGAGTACGCCGAGGGCGGTGGGCTCTATGCCAATATCAACGCCAAGCGCAAGCGGATTGCCGCTGGATCGGGTGAAACCATGCGCAAGCCGGGTTCTCCCGGCGCTCCTACTGCCAAAGCCTTCAAGCGCTCTGCGCTAACAGCAAAGTAAGCCATGCAACGCTTTTTTGACGTAGTACAGGACCGCAGCGGCAACGCTATCCCCGGTGCGCTGGTGTATGTGTACGCCTCTGGTGGTGGGCTGGCAACGCTGTACTCTGACAACGGAGTGACCACAACTCCAAACCCTGTCACGACAAACTTTGACGGCGAGTACGGCTTCTACGCGGCTAATGGCACGTACAGCCTGACCATCACAGCGACTGGATACGCCTCAGACAGCCGCCCAGGCGTGATTATTTTTGATCCTTCAGACGCTGGCGCGTCTGGGGATATTGATTTCCTCCCCGCAGGCACAGGCGCTGTAACCCGCACCGTCCAGGCTAAATTGCGCGATGTCGTAAGCGTCAAAGACTTTGGGGCCACCGGAGACGGGGTGACGAACGACACCACTGCGCTTACAAACGCATTTGCGGCAGCTAATGGTAAAGCGCTATATTTCCCGGCAGGTACGTACCTGACAAATCCCCTTACTCTTAACAGTTCCTACAACAATATATTTGTGTACGGTGATGGCGCGGGTTCTATACTAAAGCTTGTTGGGGCTGCTACTGGGTCGCCTTCTGCTGCAATTTTGTCATTAGTACAATGTGCAAATATTTCTTTTGCTCAGTTAAAATTTGATGGAAACAGCGCTGCGCAATCCTCCAACAGTACGTGGTGTGTTTATATGCGCGACGGCGCAACCAACATTAAATTCAATGATGTTTGGTTTTTTAACAGCTACGACGACAACGTGTTTTTGGCGGCGTTTACGGGTTGGTTGCCAGTAAAGAATGTGTCGTTTACGGATTGTCGTTTCCAAACCAATCTTGCACCAAACAATTCCAATGTCCAGCTATGGAATACTGAGGACATCAAATTCCAAGGATGTTATTTCACTGACTGGACTTACGATGCCATTGCCATTAACTACTTCTCCCCCGCAGTTAATGGCGGATTGATCGTAGACTCTTGCTATTTCCAAAACACAAACAGTGATTTGTTTGCTATTGAGGCGGTAGCAAACGGCGGCGCTGGCGGGACCAACGAGTTCCGTATCAAAAACGTAGTCATCAGCAACAACATCTTTGACGCTAACAACAAGACCACCCTAGGCGCGTCCGGTATATCCGGTTGGATGGATTACGCATCTATCACTGGAAACACTTGGAGGCGCAGCGGGTCAGGTAGTTGGCGGCAAGGTATCGAGGCTATTGGAAATTATTGGACTATCAGTGGCAATATACTGGACGATGGCCGAATTGTTGTAAGTGCTGATTCTGTAGCTTCGTCGGGTAAAAACTATACCGTTACAAACAACTCCGTGCGTGTTAACGGCGGTAGCGAGATGTACGCCATTCAAGTTGGTTATGACGGAACTTTTGATGGGTTAGTTATCAGTAACAACACCATTGATTTAATTGGCATTACAGGACCAAACTCAGGCGGCATAAATATCGGTACTTACAATTTTAGTGCAATAGTTAAGAATGCTATCTGCTCAGGTAACACAATATCACACAATAGTGCTGTAACGTCAGTAAACGGTATCCGATTTGAAACAGCCGCTGGCTCACAAAATATAAACATCATCAACAACAGTATTGTAAACGCAGACTCTGGAATTCGTGCCAATTCTGCTGTTGCTACAGACGTCGAGATTAGCGGTAACGATTTTCGTGGGTGTAACACAAACATCGATCTGCCTGCCACAGGCATTTATCGAGTCTTCGACAACACCTTTAGTGCCACCTACCAACTGGTTAGCGCAGATCGCGGCGATGCCTCTGTTACCGTAGTAAACGGTGTTGACGCACCGACACAGGTGTTCAACACGCCTTTGACCACGAACCGTACAGTCACGCTGTCGTCAACAAACGCTTTTGCTGGCGCTACGTTTACTGTCGTCAGAACTGCTGCGGCTACAGGCGCATCTACGCTCAGCGTTGGCGGGCTTAAAACGCTTGCTGCTGGGCAAACATGCGCTGTTCAATATAACGGCACTGCGTGGTTCTTATTGTCTTTTGGTAGCTTGTAAGGCTTGACATGACAGTCATCAACCAGACAGGGCCGTCATTTAACCTTGACCTCAGCGAGGCGGTTGAGGAGGCCTTTGAGCGTTGTGGTGCTGAGCTTCGCACGGGCTACGACCTGAAGACCGCTCGTCGGTCCCTGAACCTGCTGTTCGCAGACTGGGCAAACCGGGGCATCAATATGTGGACCATTGAGCAAGGCTCACAGATCCTGACCGCTGGTATCAATACCTACACGCTGCCCGCCGATACGGTGGATCTGATTGAGCATGTGATTCGCACGGGCGCAGGAAATGTCTCCACGCAGACGGACCTGACCATCACGCGCATCAGTGTTTCTACCTACTCATCCATCCCGAACAAGTTGCAGCAGGCAAGACCGATCCAGATTTGGATCAACAGGCAAGCAGTAGCGCCGCAGTTCACGGTGTGGCCCACACCCGACAACTCTCAGACCTACACGCTGATCTACTGGCGGCTCAGACGCATTGCAGACGCTGGAGCAGGCGGCACCAACACGCAGGACATTCCCTTCCGTTTCCTCAACGCTCTGGTGGCCGGGCTGGCGTATTACCTGTCCATGAAGATCCCAGGTGCGATGGAGCGTATGCAGGTGCTGAAGGCGCAGTACGATGAAGCCTGGGATCTTGCCAGTTCCGAAGATAGAGACCGCAGTGCTGTAAGATTTGTGCCAAGGCAAATGTTCATATCATGAGCAATCGCTTTGCAAACGGCGCAAAGGCATTCGGCTACTGCGATGTCTGCGGGTTTCGTTTTGACCTCAAAAAGCTCAAGAATCTCGTAGTCAAAACCAAGCAAACACAGATCAAAGCGTGTCCTCAATGCTGGACCCCAGATCAACCACAACTATTGCTAGGCAGTTTCCCGGTAAGTGATCCCCAGGCCATCCGAGATCCCCGTCCAGACACAAACACTTGGTACTCGTCTGGTGTGACTGCTACGGGCTCGTTCGGCGGGGGTAGCCGGGTGATTGAGTGGGGCTGGAACCCGGTGGGTGGGTCCAGAAGTTTTGATGCCGCCTTGACGCCAAATGCCTTGGCACCAAGGGGTTTAGTAGGTACAGTCACAGTATCCGTTTCCTAAGGAGCGATGATGAAAGATGTTCACAAGCACGAACGTGCGATGCACCCCGGCAAGCCGATGACCAAGCTCGCCAAGGGCGGGAAAGCCTTCAAGAAGGGCGGTCCCACTACTGAGGATCGCCTGAAAATGGGCAAGAACATGGCCCGTGCCATGAACCAGAAGACGGGGTGAAACATGGGCAAGATCACAAAACTTCCTCCGGCCAAGCAGGCATACCCGCAAGAGGCTGAGAACCCTCGGGATCTGTGCATGGTGCTGGGCAACATCTCCAAGCATCCCGCTCCGGGGCCGAAGACCACGGGGGTCAAGCAGCGTGGGTCCGGTGCTGCTACGCGGGGCTTCATGTCTCGCGGTCCGATGGCGTAAACCATGAACTACACCGAGTTGCCCCGCATGCTGACAAATTCAGTCTTGATTTACAAGATTGAAAATGTTGCCAATGGGCACTCGTATGTAGGCTCAACTGTTGAGCCACGCAGACGTTGGAACACGCATAGAAATTCGTTGCGCGCAAATAAGCACACGTCGCCTTTTTTGCAGCAGGCTTGGAATAAGCACAAAGAGGCTGTGTTTGTTTATAGGCCTTTGTTGGTGTGTAGTGTAGGGCAACGCGCTATGTATGAAGACATCGCTATTAAAGCGATGGGGCACTACAACCTGTTAAAGGATTCATGTCTCCCAATGCCTGGGGCCATGACAAACAAAAAGCACACTGAATTGGCACTACAAAATTTAAGCGCTGGGGCTAAAAAACGCTGGAGCAACGCCAGAAAAAATAAGTACGATCCGCTTTGCGAAAAAGCGTGGCAGCTTGTTTTGACGGGCGTACCAAGGTATAAAGCGGCTAAGCAGATTGGTGTTTCATACGACACGTTTTGGCGATGGTTGGCAGAAAACAACAAACGTCAAGGTGTACGTGGGCGTTTTAAGCAGCCGGTGGCGTAAATGAATTACACAGAACTTCAAGCTGCTGTCTCCGACTACACCGAAAATACGTTCTCAGCGGCAGACTTCGCCACGATGACGGAGTTGGCTGAGCAGCGCATCTACAACGCTGTTCAACTTCCTGCGCTTCGGAAGAACGTCACGGGCACGTTGACCAGCGGGAATCAGTATCTTGCGGCTCCGGTTGACTTTCTATCGGTCTTCAGCCTTGCGGTCATTGATGGTTCTGGGAATTACGAGTACTTGCTGAACAAGGATGTGAACTTCATCCGCTCGGCGTTTCCGAACCCCAGCACGACCGGAACTCCAAAGTACTACGCGTTGTTCGGCCCTGATTCATCCAACCCTGATGAGTTGACGTTGATTCTTGGTCCTACACCAAGCGCAAATTTGACGGCGGAGCTTCACTACTTCTACTACCCGGAAAGCATTGTCACGGCGACCAACACATGGCTGAGCGACAATTTTGACAGCGTGCTGTTCAATGCAGTCATGGTCGAAGCTGCTCGGTTCATGAAGCAAGAGCCTGACATCGTGGCCGAGATGGACAAGCAGTACGTGCAGTCATTGACGCTGCTGAAGAACCTGGGTGATGGGAAAAATCGCCAGGACGCATACCGCAGTGGGCAGGTACGGACACAGGTGATCTAAATGGCGATTGTTCAAACGATGACCACCAGCTTCAAAGCGGAGCTATTCACGGGCACCCAGGTTTTTGGTACGGACACGTTCAAACTCGCCTTGTACACCTCGTCTGCGGATCTAGGCGCTACGACCACGGTCTATTCTTCAACCAACGAAGTGGCTGCAAGCGGGTCATACGTTGCTGGTGGCGGGACGCTGACAGGCGTAACAGTGGCAAGTTCTGGCACTACCGCTTGGGTGACGTTTGACAATATCTCATTTACCTCTGCGACCATCACGGCCCGAGGAGCGTTGATATACAACTACAGCAAGGGAAATAAATCTGTCGCGGTGCTGGACTTTGGGCAGGATAAGTCCTCCTCTAGTAGTACGTTTACCGTCCAGTTCCCTGTTGCAGATGCAACCAACGCAATCATTCGTATCGCGTAAGGAAATACCATGTCCATGACCAACGCCGCCGAAGCGGCACTCCTCGATCTCCTGTTTCTCAACGTCGATTGGGCAAACATCGGGGACGCTGCTGGCTTGCAGAACTCTGCCACGGCGGGTTCGTTTTACATCTCGCTGCACAGCGCAGACCCCGGCGAGGCGGGCAACCAGAGCACCAACGAGATCAGCTACACCGGCTACGCCCGCGTGGCTGTAAACCGCACGGCAGGCGGTTGGACGCGGACAACCTCCACCATCGCCAACACCGCGCTGGTGCAGTTCGGTCAATGTACGGCGGGCACCGCCACGGCCACGCATTTCGGCATCGGCACGGACTCCACTGGTGCTGGAAATCTGCTGCTGAAAGGTGCGCTCAACGCCAGCCTGTCGATCTCCAACGGCATTCAGCCGCAGTTTGCCGCTGGTGCCATGACCGCCACGGTGGACTGATGTGGTGTACCGCTGCGCCCACTGCCGTGAGCTGCTGACGCTGACAGACACCGAGTTGTCGGCGTGCTCGGAGCATCCCGACGGGGGCGTGGAGTGGTCACCCGACGAGGTGGAGTGGACTCCGCTGGAGAACCCTGATGCCGTTTAGGTCCGTTGCCGAGGTGGCTGCTGCCGTCGAGCAAGGGCGGCATCACATCCAGCATTTCATTCGCACATCGGTTTACGGTGGTTTCGGCACCAACCCGTTTGGTGATTTCAGCGTCGGCACCGGCCTGCCGTCCTACAACGCCTACCTAGGCGCGGCGCTGGAGGCCACGCAACTTATCGGCCAGCGCAACAACAGCATCTATGTCGGCCCTGGCATCAGCACGGAGCGGTATCTGCTCAGCATGTCGTTGACGCATGGCGGCACCGGGGGCTTTCTGGCCTCGGTGTATTTTTTGGACTACCTGCTGTTTTACCCGTACATCGACCTGGACAACACCGACCAGCAAGACTTGACCAACGATGTGACCTTGCCGCGATACACAGACGGCGAGGGTGTGCGGATGCTGATGATGATGCAAACGCCTGGAACAAGCACTGCCACGAACATCACCATCAACTACACCAACCAAGACGGCGTTGCCAAGACCATTACGACAGCGTACAGAGCCTCGGGCGGCATTGGTGTCATTGGACCCAACATGATCAGCACCTCCGGGGGCTCTGCAGGGCCGTTCTTCCCGCTGGCCGATGGTGACAGGGGCGTGCGGTCTGTGCAGTCTGTGCAGCTTGCGGCAGGCGTGGGCGGGTTCGGCGTGATGCTGTTGGCCAAGCCGCTGTTCACGATGTCCGCCAACGAGTTGTCGTCAACCGTTGAAAAAAACTTCCTTCGTGAGCAGGCAGCGTTGCCCAGAATCTACGACGGCGCGTTTCTCAACTACATCTACAACATATCCACCCAGACAAGCGGCTTGTTGCCGATGGTGGGGCAGGCGCAATTCATCTGGACACCGTAAGGAATCACCATGCCATTCAGTTCAATGGACGATCTCGTCAACGAGATCACAAGCGGCAAGTTCAACCGCGCCGACTGGAACAAACTCACGGGCGGTTCAGCCTACACCGCAGGCCGTTGGTATGACTTCAGCGGACTGGCCGGAACGCCTGTCGCCAACGCCTTTGCGGGCACTGCGCTGGCGTGGAGAACTTGCGACGAAACCACCGGCAACGGCACGCAGATCTTCGGCCTGCCGCATGGCGGGAATGTCTCGCCTGACACGAAGCACGTCCTGAACGTCAGCGCCATCACCTCCGTTGCCACGGGTGTCCCGGCACAGTTGATGCTGGTGGACTTGCAGGGCTACTGGCCCGGTATCAGCAATAACAGCGCCACGGCACAAACCCTCACGGGCACGCCCACTCTGCGCTACACCAACGGGGCCGGGTGCAGGTTGTTCTGGGTGCAAACCGCTGCAGCGGGCGCCACGGCGCAGAACATTGCGCTGAGCTACAGCAACACGGTGCCGACTTCGGGGCGCAGCCTGCCGGTCACGGTCGCCATGACGGCTTCCGGCATCGTGGGGCACATCAGTCACAGCGGCACGGCGGCCAACAACTACGGCCCATTCCTTCCTTTGGCCTCGGGCGACACGGGCGTGTCCACGGTGGCGACGGTTACGTTCTCTGCTGCCAACACCGGCACCGGTGCGCTGTGCCTTGCCCGCCCGCTGCTCACGCTGCCGCTGACCACCGTGTCCGTCGCTGCCGAGCGTGATTTGCTGAACCAACTGCCGAGCCTTCCTCGGGTGATGGACGGTGCCTGCCTCACGTGGCTCTACTTCGCGGGCGCGGCCACGGCGGCAAGCACCAACTTCTACGGCGCGGTCGAGGTCGGCTGGGGTTGATCGGGCTCATGGCTCTCAAGACAAACACCACGCTCCTGGCGCAGCTTCCGTTGCGCCAGATCGGCGGTTCGCCTGGAACTTTCCGTTCCATGTGGAGGCGTGGCGACCGGATGAACCAGTCCGTGGGCGAGGGCATTCCGTCCAAGCTGGCGGGCATCCCCTCTGGGCACTTGGCTCCATCGTCGTGGGTGCTGCCGTACAAGCCGGGGGCGATGTCGTCGTTCACCAATCTGGTGGTGACGGTCACGCCGGGTACGCTGAACCTCGCGGCGGGCGTCAACATCACGGGCAGCACGACGGTCACAATCACCGTCAACCCGGCAGACGGGCAACTGATCGTCTCGGCGTCAGGTTCGACGTCCATCACGTTCAACCTTGCAGCCAACTTGGCCGGCGCCCTGTCCGCATCTGGCAGCACGTCCTTCTCGTTCACGGTCAACAACGCCACGCTGGGGGCCATCGTCGATGCCATCGGCGCCGCTCTGGTCCAGTTTTCAAACAGCGCCACGATCAGGGCCACGGGAAATTTGAGCGGCGACATCACACCGTTCACCGAACTCAGCCCGCAAAATTTAGCGGCGGCGGTATGGAGTGCTTTGTCCAGCGCATACAACGACCCCGGCACGATGGGCGAGTTGCTGAACAACTCAGGTACAGATCCGTTGTTAGAGATTGTGGAAGGCACTCTGACAGTCAAGGATGTGCTACGTCTATTGCTTGCCGTAAACGCGGGTGATGCAACAGGTCTAGAAGGAGGCACGATGACCTTCAAGGCGCAGGACGGGACAACGACACGAGTGCAGGCTTCTTACACAACAGGCACAAGAGATGTCACAACTGTAAACCCGACATGAGTTACGCAGGCACTTACTTCGGCAGCTACTTCGGTAGTTACAACGGAGCAGTTTCCTCTGGTACAAGTGTCATTGTTCAAGTCACCGGAGTTCAAGCGCAAGGTTTCATTGGGAATGTCTTTGTCACTACGGCTCTATGGAACATCATTGATGACACGCAGGTTCCGAACTGGCAGATTGTTGTAAATACACAAGGTTCATCGTGGGGCAATGTTCCAACACCGCAAGCTCCGGGCTGGGCAGATGTGCTAAGCACGCAGAGTCCAAACTGGCAAAGTTCCTTTACGGCATCGGGCTCTTGGATTACCATCCCATCTGGGCAAACGCCTAACTGGCAACTGATATCAGACGCCCAATCACCGGGGTGGGCAGCGGCAGGAACAAGTCAAACACCGGGGTGGACAGCAAACGCAACCACACAAAGCCCAAACTGGACGGGGGTTGTAGATGTTCAGGCTCCGGGGTGGGTTCAAGTCCCAACAGTCCAAGGTCCGAACTGGACCCAAGTGATCAACTGAGGTTCAAATGCCTTCATACACCACAAGCCTTCGGCTGGTCCAGCCTTCTACCGGGGAATACTCTGGAACTTGGGGCACGCAGGTCAACACCGGCCTGACAGCGCTGGTAGATGCTTCTATCGCGGGAACCGCCACGATCACGATGACGGCAGCAAACTACACGCTGTCTAACAACAACGGTGCATCGGATGAAGCACGGGCCATGTTCCTCGTGCTTGGAGGGACTCCGGGCGCTTCGTTTGCAGTCATTGTCCCTTCTGTCAGCAAGCTGTACTTTGTAACCAACAACACGGGGTTTGCTCAGACGGTCAGAACTTCTGGCACGGGGATCTCTGTACCCAACGGGGCTTCCATGACCCTGCGGTGCGATGGCACTAACGTAGTTGTTGCGCAGAACTACTTTGCTTCCCTGACGCTTGGTGCTGCGTTGCCTGTGGCTTCGGGGGGGACGGGCGCAGCAACCTTGACTGGGGTTCTCAAAGGCAACGGCACCTCGGCATTCACTGCAGCCACTGCGGGAACAGACTTTGTGGCCCCAGGTACGGCAACAACTTTTACAGCAACCCAAACCTTCAGTGGTTCATCCAGCACGTTAGCCGCCGTCCTGACGGATGCTGCAGAAGTGGTGACGATATCTGCCACGGCAGCGACGGGTACGATCAACTACGATGTCACTACTCAATCGGTTCTGTACTACACAACCAGCGCTTCTGCAAACTGGACGGTTAACTTCCGAGCCTCTTCTGGCACCAGCCTGAATACGGCGATGAGCACGGGCCAGAGCGTTACGGTGGCCTTTCTTGTGACTCAAGGAGCTACGGCGTACTACAACAGCGCGGTGCAAGTAGATGGTGCGTCGGTAACGCCCAAGTGGCAGGGGGGGTCTGCGCCCACGGTTGGCAACGTATCAGGTATTGATGTGTACTCGTACACCATCATCAAAACGGGCGCAGCAGCGTTCACGGTTCTAGCTGCCCAAACGAGGTTTGCGTAATGCCGCTGATTGGTACTCGTGGCGCGGCATCGTCTCGTGCCTTTGGGCTGTTGTCCGTAGGGGGCAATTGGCTTGCTTCTGCAAATGCCGGTAACAGTCAAACAGGTATTGCGGTTGACGCTACAGGTAATAGCTATATTACTGGGTATTCTGGGGGGCCAAATGTAGCATATACAACAAAGTATGATGCCGTTGGGAATATTGTATGGCAAAGATCTTTGACAAACACTGCACCTTACGGGGTACGTGGCGCCGATATTGCGTTAGATACATCAAGTAATGTTTACGTTGTGGGTTACTCAAACTCCGCTGGTGTAGATGGAATAAACATTATTAAGTATAATAACAGTGGTGTTTTGCAGTGGCAAAAACGGCTTACTACGTCCTACAGCGTAGAAGCGTCTGCACTAGCAATAGACGCTGCTGATAATATTTTAATAGTGGGCTATGGCGGCCCTAGTGTCAGTTACATAGTTATAGCAAAATTAGATAGCACTGGAACCTTACTTTGGGATAGAGTGGTCTACGATAGTTCTTACAACTATTACGGGACATGCGTTTCAACAGATTCGTCTAATAATGTGTATTGTGCAGGGTGGCAAATTGGCGCAACTGGGGCTCCGCTTATAAAACTAAACTCCTCTGGCGTACTTCAGTGGCAGCGAGAACTATTAAATACTTTTACTGGTTTTTATGCAAATGCAGTAGACTCAGCAAACAATGTTTATTTTTTGGCTAGGCTAACATCTCCTGAAACGCTGCTATTGCTCAAATATAATTCTTCTGGGGCGTTGCAATGGCAACGGGCACTTACGGGAGCTACAACGCAGTTTGCGATATCCATGTCTATTGACACAAACAATGACATTTATATTGTAGGGAATGTGTCTGGCGGGACAACCGGCGCAGTAATAGCAAAGTATACATCCACAGGGTCGTTAACATGGCAGCGTTTATTGTCTGACAGCAGTATCGGTCTAAACTCTATTGCCGCAAATAATAATCAGGCTATTTGGGTGTCTGGAGCATTACAAATAAGCGCAGTTGCAAACAGGTTTGCTGCAAAACTGCCTGTAAGCGGCGCAAAAACTGGCGGTTATTTGTTAGGCGGCACAAGTGTGTCCTACTCAGTTCCTTCTCTTACAGATGCTGCCGGAACAATGACTGATGGAGTCGCGTCTTTGTCGGATTCGGCAATAAGTTTTGCGGTTTCGAACACAACCTACGTAGATGCGGCAACGACATTGACGCTAAATGTCACGCAAATTTAACGTTGGAAGCACCAAATGATTGACATCCTCGGTGGGGGCCTTCTCGGTTCCATCTTCGGTGGCCTGTTCCGACTTGCTCCCGAAGTCCTGAAGTTCTTGGATCGCAAGAACGAGCGCCTGCACGAACTCAAAATGTTTGAGCAGCAGTGCCAACTGGAGCAGATGCGCGGGGCGCAGAAGTTGCAGGAGATCGGTGCTCAGCACGGTATGGCTGTGGATGTCGGCGTGTTGGATGCGTTCAAGTCGGCGCTGGATCAGCAGACCGAGATGGTCAAGGCTGCAGGCGGCTGGGTGGCCTCTCTCAGCGCTTCAGTCCGTCCGGTGGTTACCTACTGGATCTTGTTCATCTGGTCGTTCGTTCACATCTGGTTTGCGTGGAACGCTTGGCTGCAAGGCATGCCGCCAGTGGAAGTGTTCAAGACTGCCATGTCGCCTGACTTTGCGGCGCTGGTGGCAGGTACGATTAACTACTACTTCATGAACCGTACGCTTGAAAAGCGGGGCCTAGCGTGAACCTCGACGTAGCCGTAGCACTGTGCAAGCAGTTTGAGGGGCTGCACCGTCTTGGAAAAGACGGGCTGATCTATCCCTACATCTGCCCAGCAGGCTACCCTACCATCGGTTGGGGAACGGTCTACAAGCCTGACGGCAGCAAGGTGACGATGGAGCACCCGCCCATCACGCGGGAGGTGGCCGACGCTTGGCTCATGGACGAATTGCGCCGGGTCTGTGCTTCGGCTGTGATGCGGCAGTGTCCTGAGCTTTTTGCTTGGAGCGTGACCAACGGGAACTGGCGGGCCTTCTGCGCCATCGCGGACTTCACCTACAACCTCGGTTCCGGTAGACTACAGACCTCCACCCTGCGGCGCAAACTTCGGGCGCTTGACTGGGAAGGTGCCAAGGAGCAGTTGGCCCTGTGGGTGCGCGGTGGCGGGCGTGTACTGCCCGGTCTGGTCAAGCGTAGAGCCGCAGAGGCGGCACTGCTGGGGTAAACATGCTCAGAAAATTGCAACTGAAGTCGGGCGTCAACCGCGAAGGAACCCGCTACAGCACCGAGGGCGGCTGGTTCTCGTGCGACAAGATTCGATTCCGTTCAGGTCAACCTGAGAAGATTGGTGGCTGGCAACAGGTTACCAACGAGCAGTTTCTTGGCATCTGCCGTTCGTTGTGGGGGTGGTCAGCGCTTGATGGGCTTAAATATGTCGGGCTTGGGACGAACCTCAAGTATTACATTGCCCTGGCGGGTGGTGGCGCTTACAACGATGTAACGCCGCTAAGAAAGACCGTCAACCCGATGCTGGGGCCAAACCCTCCGGGTACAGGCGATCCTTTTTTGGCAAACGGGACTGTGACAGTAACGGTTACTGATGTAGCACATGACTGCATCACAGGTGACTTTGTAACTTACAGTGGCTCCACCACTTCCATCTTCAATGCAGAGTATCAAGTCACCGTTTTAACGGTTGATACCTACACCATCACGTTAAGCACAACGCTTACTGCAGGGTCTTACGGAGGTGCTGCTGTTGTCGCTGCGTATCAAGTAAATGTTGGTGACGCCGTTCAAGTCCCCTTAACAGGCTGGGGTGCGGGACCGTGGGGCGGTGGTGGCTGGGGTGTTGGCACAACTGGCGCAGCCCTGACAAATGTGCGTGTCTGGAACCACGACAATTTTGGGGAAGACATGATCTACGGCCCCAAAGACGGACCTCTGTACTATTGGGATCAGACAAGTGGGCTGGCAACTCGTGGTGTGGCGCTCACTTCCTTGTCGGGGGCGTCGGACGTTCCAACCGTCCAGCATCTCTTGTCAATATCTGACACCTCTCGGTTTGTACTGGCGTTTGGCTGCAATGATTACGGCTCTGCCACGCAAGACACGATGCTGATCAGATGGTCAGACCAAGAAAGCGCCGTCAACTGGACGCCTGCGGCTACCAACCAAGCGGGCAGTGTGCGCTTGTCTCACGGTTCAAGAATTGAATCTGTTGCTCAGGTTCGTCAAGAGTTTTTGGTTTGGTCTGATACGGCCCTGTACTCATTGCAGTACCTTGGCCCCCCGATTGTTTGGGGCACGCAGATTCTTTCTGACAACACATCCATCGTCAGCGATAGGGCTTGGGCTACCGCAGCAGGCGTTACTTACTGGATGGGGAACGGCAAGTTCTACCGTTACGATGGTCGTGTGGAAACGCTGGTCTGTGACTTGAGGCAGTATGTCTTTAGTGACTTCAACACAAACCAGTCGCAACAAGTTTTTGCATCCACCAACGAGCAGTTCAATGAAATCTGGTGGTTCTACTGCTCTGCCAGTTCTACGGTTGTAGACCGTTATGTAATCTACAACTATGTTGAGAAATCTTGGTATTACGGCACAATGGGCCGCACGGCTTGGATTGACACTAGCGTATCTAGTGATGTTCCGATGGCAACAGACTACAACCGCCGTCTGCTAAACCACGAAACTGGAGTAGATGACAACGCCACCGTTACGACTCTTCCGATTGAAGCCTACATCACCTCATCAGAATTTGACATCGATGATGGGCACAATTTTGGGTTTGTGTGGCGGGTTATTCCTGACGTAAATTTCACGGGGTCTACGGCTGGAAGCCCCACGATGAATCTAACGCTGCTTCCTTTGCAAAACTCAGGCTCAGGGTATACCCGAGGCGTTGTGCCTGTAGCGTCTGTGACTTCGGATATGTCGGTGGCGGGTGAGAATTCTTATCCGGTAGTGCGCAGTGCGACAGTTCCGGTGGATCAATACACTGGACAAGTCAACATCCGTGTTCGTGGAAGGCAGATGTCCATCAAGGCGGCGTCTGACCAGATTGGCGTGCAGTGGCAGTTGGGTTCGCCCAGAATTGATGTGCGTCAGGACGGCAGGAAGAGCTAATGACCATCTGGGCCACCATCATCAAGCGCTTTCGAGCGCCGCCGCTGCCCAAGCCTACGCAGGATTACGACAAGGGATATCTTGACAACCTCGTCAACATCCTGCGCCTGTACTTCAACCAACTAGATAACCTGCTGGAGCAGATCGTGGCAACTACTGGAAGCGCTGTGCCAGTCTCCATCGGCGGGACCAACGTCGATGCGTTTGGGCGGCTAAGAACCAGCGCACCATACACCATCTTTGATTCTCAAAACCGCTACGCTATTGACAATCAGTTTGACACCAGCACGGCCACTGGGGGGTCAACCACGTACCTGCCCAACGAATCATCGGTGCGGATGGATGTCACCACTTCCAGTGGTTCTGAAGTTGTAAGACAAACTTACAGGTGCATGCCGTACCAGCCGGGTAAGGGGTTGTTGTGTTTGGCTACGTTCGTCATGAACACTGCCAAAACCGGGCTTCGCCAGCGGGTGGGGTACTTTGGAACCCAGAACGGCGTGTTTATCCAGCAAGCAGACAGCACCGTCTCCTTTGTCCTGCGGTCTTACATCTCAGGATCTGTCAGCGATGCGCGGGCGGTCAACCAAGCGGATTGGAACGGCGACAAACTTAACGGTACTGGAGACTCCGGCTACACCCTGGACCTGACCAAAGCACAAATTTTGTGGATGGACTTTGAATGGCTTGGGGTTGGATCTGTTCGATGCGGGTTCATCATTGACGGCAACTACATCGTCTGCCATACCTTTGAGAATGCAAACGACATCACTTCTGTTTACATGACCACGGCAATTTTGCCGGTCAGGTACGAGATTACCAACACCGCAGCGACGGCCAGCGCTTCGTCTCTGAAACAAATTTGCTCCTCGGTGGTTTCAGAAGGCGGTTACGAGCAGACATCCATTGAGCACGTTGCCCGCAGAACAACGACCAAAACTTCGATCAGCACGACCTTTCTCCCTTTGGTGTCCATCCGTCTGGCTTCCACCGCGCTGAACGCAGTGGTGCTGCCCGTAAAATTTAACGTGATGCCGACCTCGACGGGGGATGACTTTGAGGTTATCCTGGCAAAGAACAGCACGGGGCTGACCTCGGCCTCTTGGGCTGCGGTGGCAAGCGATGCCAACGTGGAGATGGACACTTCTGCCACGGCCATGACGGTAGGCACCATCGTAGATATCCAGTACGTGAAGTCCACTAACCAGTCCAGCGGGACGATCAACCAGACTGCTGGGTACAACTGGGATCTTCAGTTGGGCTCCTCCTTGACGGGGACGAGTGATATCTATACGCTGGGCATCCGGGTGCTGTCGGGCTCTTCCGGTGCGGCCATCGGGTCTTTGACCTTCTACGACTTGACGCAGTGATATGGCCTACGATCCAAAATCTTTCCTAGATCAGGCCCTGAAGACGGGGTTTCAGTCTATTGTGGCTGGCCCAAGCGGGGAAGGCGATCCTGGCGGTCAAGTTTTAGACACCGTTGCTGAATTTAGTGGGGTTCAAGTTCGCCCGTTGGTTTACGGAGGTACCGAAGACGCACCTGAAAACGGGTATATGGTCAGTGCTCCGCTATCAGGAAAATATGAAGGTTACCACCGAAACGATATCTACGACAACAACGGGAAGTTTGTACGAACCGCAATTTCCGAACCGCAAAAGACTTCTGGACTAACAGACCTAGTAAAATTTGCAGTAAACGCGGCAAGTTTTGGTGGTTTCGGCCCTATTGCTACTGCTGCGGCAAACGCTTACAAGGGAGTTCAGGCTGCCAAGAGTGGTGATTGGCTGTCCGCCGCTGCGTCAATTTTGCCTGGAGTGGGTCAGATCCCAGGTGTAAGTTCAGAGCTTGCAAATACCCTAAAAACTGCCGGTGGCTACGCAAAAACTGGCAGCGCTATTCAGAAAGCAATTGAGAACAAAGACATCCTTGCGCTGCTTGAGTCCACATCAGGTATCCCTGGTGCACCAAAAGTCCCGACAGAACTTACTGATGTCCTAAAAGGCGTAGGGCAAGCAAGTCGTATACGAGAAGCTGTAAAGAACGATAACTTCCAAGGACTTTTTAACGAGATAGTGGGGGCTAGTAAAGCTGGCGGCAAATCGGGCAAGAAATACTTCCCTGGATACGAGACGCCCGGAGAAATTCAAGAAGGCTTCTTTGATGTCGATGGGCCAGGGTACATGGAGCCCGACGCAGGGGATCTGCCTGACTGGGCGCTTGACCCGTATAAAGATGACACTACGCCAGCCTCATTCAAACTGCCAACTGACGAAGATTACGAAGAGCTTGAAAGCATACTGCTACGGTATCCAGAGCAGCAAGAACGTGCTGCTGAACCCAAAACGTCAATGAGCCCGAACGAACTGAACAAGTTTCTTGAGGCGAACATTGACGATCCCGACACCATCGAGATGTTGATGCAGGATTACTTCCCTGAGTTGTACCGCCAGACTATCGACGTAACTGGCACGCTGCCGAAGAAAGATGTCATCATCCCAGACTGGGATTTCATGGAAGAGCCTGACCGCACGCCGGGTACGCCGCTTGACACGCCGTCAGATGAAGATAGAACTGTGGCTACCACACCCGCACCTGCTCCTGGGCCTGCGCCCGCTCCTGGGCCTGCGCCCGCTCCTGGGCCTGCGCCCGCTCCCGGTCCTGCTCCCGGCATGGATCTGTCAGTATTGTTCGCACTCCTCGGCGCTGGGCAAGGTCAGGATCGGCAAGCGCCCGCACAGGTTAACGTGGCACGCGGCACACCAGAATCGCCTTACGGCTTGATGTACGATTTGAGAGGTTGATATGGATGACGATGAAAAGTACGGCATTGGGAATGCAACGCAATACTTTAGCGACTGGGAAAACTACAACTACGATGACCCTGGCGTAGCTTCAAACCCAGACATTTTTACTGGATTGCCGCTATACGCACGCGATCCGTATGCAGACGAAGGTGGCTTTGGGGATGTTGGAGGCACGCCGTCTGGTGGTGGCGTAGAAACTGCCGACCAAGAGTACCGCACAAGTCCTGCTAGTGGGGACACCTCCTTTAGCCGCATGATCAAAGACATGATGGGCGCTGGAGGAGCCAAAGGGCTGTTGGGCAAGGGGCTGGACTTCGCCACTTCCAAAGGAGGCCTCGCTGCGCTCATGGCGCTCTTGTCATATCTCGACCGGCAGAAGGGCACCAGCTACGGCGGTGGCACAACGCAAGCCTACGCAGGTCCGTCAAAGCCTCTCACATCTAGTACGGTTCAGGGCAAATACGGTCCGCTGGTGACCTACGCAGCCAACGGCGGCTTGATGCAGGCTTACGCCAACGGCGGCAAGGTGCAGATGGAAGATGGCGGCTTCGTCATGACCAAGAAGGCTGTGGACGGCGCAGGTGGCCCAAGGGGTATACAGCAACTGGTCCCAGGTGCGAGAATGATCGGGGGCCCGCCTGACCCGACAGGACGCAAAGATCTCACCCCCGCAGTGATTCATGGCCCCAACGGAACCACCCCTGCCAAGGTGTCTAGTGGTGAAGCGTATATCCCCAGGTGGGCAGTTGAAGACCAAGGCGGCGCGGAAGAAATGTACGCACTGATGAACAACCTGCAGAGGAGCGCATGATGGCAACAGCACAAGAAATGGCTTCCCGTATCGACCTCAAGCTCCCCGCTGATTGGGACAAGCTAGATGGAAGCCAGAAGATTGCCTTCTACAACCAGCACGGCATCACACCTGACAAACTTGCGCAGGCGGGCGTAAGTCAAAAAGATATTAAGTCGATGCAGAGTGCGGGCTACACAGGTAGTCCGTTCAGTTCCAACTTTGCGTCTATCCCAGCGTCTCAGTCAACGCTGAGTCCAAACTTTTCCAACTATGTCTACAAGATGTTGGGGTTGGGAGAAAGGGCTGCGGATCTTTCGTATCGGCCTTTCACTGGCGAACGCTTCGCGCCCACAGCAGACCTACAAAAGCAAGCCTTCCGAGGTATCGCGGGGCTACAAGACTACAAGCCTACGGAATTCAACACGGGGCTAGGCCCGCTTGGCTCTGTTCAGGATTACATGAACCCGTACACGACGGGTGTAACGGACATCGTAGCCCGAGAGGCGCGAAGGCAAGCGGATATTGGGCGAACTTCTGAGCAAGCACGTCTCGCTCAAGCGGGTGCATATGGTGGTTCCCGGCAAGCCATCATGGAAGCAGAACGTCAACGCAATCTTGGGACACAGATTGAGGACATCACGACCAAAGGCTTGCAGTCTGCCTACGACCGTGCGATGGAGCAGCGTTTTGGGGAGTCCAAACTCGGCCTGGAAGCGCAGGGAATGGGTGAAAAGTCGGAGCAGTTTGGTGCTGAATACGGTCTCAAGTCTTTGGGTCAGCAGCTTTCTGCCGGGGAGACGCAACGCCAGATCGCACAGCAGCCTCTGGACTTTGGCTACCAGCAGTTCCAAGAGTCGGTGAAGTTCCCGTATCAGCAGGCTACGTACATGCAGTCGTTGTTGGGTGGGTTGCCATTGCAGGCAGCGCCGTATTCGTCAAATCAAGGGCAGTCTGGGATGTTCTCGGGTCTGCAGGGCGCACTGGCTGGGCTGGCGCTGTACAACGCCTTCAATCCTACGGCTACGCCGAAGTAAGGAATCGACATGCAACCGCAAGGTATTCGTTCGGTGATGCCACAAGGGGCGCAAGCCCCGATGCCCGGTCAAGCGCCTATGCAAACGCAACCGATGCCGGGGATGATGCCTAGTCAGTCGGGGCCAAAGCCTGGGCTGACGGCGTTTGTGCCGTCTCTGGTGGGGCTTGAGATTCCGCAGATGCTGCAATTGTTTGGAGACCCAAATTCTCCCATCCCCAAGAACCGAGTACTTGCTGCAATTGTTGAGAAGCAAAAAGAGATGGCTGCACGAAAGTCAGTGCAGAACCAGATGGCTATGCAGCAGAACGCTGCGCAACAGCCCCCTATTGCACAGCAAGTAGTGGCGCAAGCGCAGCAGATGCAGGCCGAAGAGCCCGTCATGGCGGCGCATGGTGGCGAGATGCACGGCTACGCAGGTGGCGGCGCGGTGGCGTTTGAAAACGGTGGCGATGTTCAGCACTTTAGGGATGGTTCTAACGAAAACGGTATCCAGTCCTTTATGGAGCGGTTCCCGAAAGACTCGGGGGCAAGAATGCTTTACGAATGGATTAAGGCAGGGCGGCCAGCGTTGAAGAAACCGATACTTGACGCGCTAGTTGAAAAAGAACAACAAGTGGTTGAAAGCACCACGGATACTGGCGATGAACTGTCCCGTATGCTGGGCCGAGCGCCTGCGCCAGTTCCTATGGCAATGCGAGATACGCGTGGGGCTACACCCGAAACGGTGGCGGCTGCACGTAACCTGGGCACAGGACAACAACGTCCCCCAGCAACGTCTGCTGCCGCAGCCCCTGCGGCTCCCATGCCCGGTATTCGCAGTACGCTGACTCCTGAAGAGCAGCGCATGTACGCTGAGCGCAAAGCTGCACTTGAAGGCCGCAAGACGCTGCCCGCAGATCTGCTTGCAGGTCGCGCAGGACTATCAGCGTTGATGCAGAAGAACCTTGCTGAAGAGCGGGCTGAAGCCGAGACGTTTGGCAAGGAAGCTCTGGCTGCTCGGGATGCGGCACTTGCGCGTGCGCAGCGTGACGTATTTAGTGACCCGATGGCTTTGCTTGGACTGGCTGGGACGATTGATACCCGCAAGGGTCAGGGCATGGGCTCGTTTGCTCGCGGTCTGTCAGGCATCATGGGTCAGCGCGAAGCCGCCGCTGAGGCTGCACGCAAAGAGTACGCCACCGCTCAAGGCACCATGCGCGTGCTTCAGTCCAATATTCGGCGCGGCAACATGCTGGAGGCCCAGCGTGTCCTGGCAATGCAGGAAAATGACGTTGGTCGTGTCAACCAGCTTGACGATGCGATTGCGCAGAACGCAGCCGAGCGTGCCAAGCTTGAGCGCGAAGTCCAGAACAAGGCGTTTGATCAGGCATTGGAAGGCCGCAGGGTTGCGGCCACGGAGCGCACGGCACGGGCCTCAGAAATCAGTGCCGGCAAGCCTACGGGCATAGAGGCAACTTATGGCCTGTTCAAGCGTGATCCGGCAGGCTTCAAGCAGTTCCTTGAGGCGCAGCAAGAGCCCAAGAGTGAAGCAACCGATAGAGCCGCAATGCTCAAGGCTATCGTCGGTGAAGCCATCAAGAACCCGCTGATGCTGAATCAGTACCCGCCTGAGATCCAGGCGCTTGTTCGCAACGAAATTGCCAAGCTCGGCGTTGTCGGCGCTATCCCCCGAGGCTCTGCAGTGAGAGAATAAAACATGGCCCAATATCTCCCCCTTCCTGACGGCTCGTATCTGAAACTGCAGGAGGGCGAGAGCCCCGCTGCGGGCTTGCAACGGGCACAGCAAAAGTACCCTGAGGCGTTTGCGTCTCAAGCCCCCGCACCCAAGCCGGAAGGCGGCTTCATTGCTGCGGCCAAGGCCGGTGCTACCGAGCTAGGTGGTGGGCTGTCTGCGCTTGCAGGCAAGCTAGGCCTCAAGGATGAAGCCAAGGCAGAGGCCGAGTACCAAGCGGCCAAGAAGCGTGCGGCTGAGATCTTCAAGCCCACCGAAGAGGGCTGGACTGAAGCGCCGTTCACCAAGTTCAAAGAGTTGCTGGGCGGGTCTGTGCCCTACATGGCCGCGCCCCTTGCCGCTGGTGCTGCCGCTGCTGCGTTGCCCGTGACGGGCACTGCCGCCGCCCTTACTACGCTCGGTGCTGCCGGTCTGACTTCTGCTGGTCAGTTCACGGCGACCAACCTGTCGAGACAGTTGGAGGAGGGCAAGAAGCTTGCTGAGACTGATCTGGGCGCTGCCGCCCTGGCAGCAGTCCCTCAGGCCGCGCTGGACACGCTGTCCATGCGGATGATCCCGGGCATCGGGCGTATCTTCGGTCAGGCAGGCGTCAAGATCACGGCAGAGAACGCCAAGGAGATTGCTGAGCAAGGGCTGAAGAAGACGCTCATCGACTACACCGCCAAGACGGGCAAGACCGCAGGCATTGAAGGTGTCACCGAGGCCACACAGCAGGTGTTCGAGCGCTTGCAAGCAGGGCTGAGCATCACTGACCCCCAAGCACGTCAGGAGTACTTCGACAGCTTCATCGGCGGTGCCGTCCTGGGTGGCACGCTGGCCCCCGCAGGCCGCGCCTTTGAGCGTGGGCGTGAGCAGCGCGAAGCCCGTGGCCTGCTGCAGCAGCAGGCACAGGAGGAGCGTGCAGCCGCAGCGAAGGCGGAGGAAGCGCGGAAGAAAGACCCGGCCTACGCACTTCAGCTTGACGCTGACTACCAAGCGGCAGTGCAGCGCATGAAGGAGCTTCAGGCGGCGGTGCCCAAGCGCCCCGCCAAAGACGCGCTGCCTGAAGAGCAGATGGCCTATAGAGAAGCCGTCGATGCCCGCAATGCGCACCTCAAGGATGTGCTGCAGCCCTTGGCTGCTGAGTACGTGCCACGCAAGGCAGAGATTGCTCAGTTGAAGGAGCAGCAACGCGTTGCTGGCATGACTCCGCTGGAGTACCAGATGGAGCAGGCAGGCGTTGATCTGACTGAGCCGTCCAAAGAAGAACGCGTGTTCACGGGAGAAGACGCACTACCCGCTGCCCCGGCCCCTGAAGCGCAGTACGCACAGCAGCAGATAGCTATTGCTAATGAACAATCCCTAATAAACGAGTTTGAACAAAAAGATCAAGCCGCAGGGTATGTGCCGTACCTGATGCAAGATCCGGAGATGGCGCGGCGTCTGGTAACAGCACAAACGCCCATCCCAGGAGTTAAGAAAGGCGTAAGCAATAGTATTCTTGGTGGGCTGAAGCTGCAACTTAAGCGCGCTGATGAACAGCAAGTGCAAGCAGAAGCGGCGGCTCAAAAAGCACAAGAACAAGAAAAAGAACAAGAACGGCAAATTAGACGCTGGATGATTGGGCTTGCTCGTGATGAGCAACAAGCGCAAGAGATGGCGCTTACGCCTGCGCCCGTGGCAAAAGAAGAAGCAGTTGTTGATGCACAGCAAGAGCGGCGTATTAAGCTTGCCAACGCTGCTAGAGGCGCTTATCAGCGCGCAATGCAAGCCTATAATACTGCAACAGAAGCAGAGCGTGTTTCTGCTTTACGTCGTTTGCGTGGCGCTAAGAAGGCGTATGAGCAGTTAACGGGACAAACGCCGTCAGCTTTGAGCGTTACAGAACAAAAAGCGCCGCTTACGGAAGCTACGCAAGCACAGCTTGACAAAGCGCTTACTGAAGTCGCTGGTGCAGCGCCTGCTTCGGCGGAGGAACTGGAGTCCCGTATCCAGCGTCTGGCTGACACGCGCAAGACGGCTATCGCCAAGGTGTCGGAGAACGCATCTGAGCTTGCCCAGTACGAAAAGCTGACCCAGTACATGGGTACTCCCCAAGGGTTGTCGGAAGTTGCCCGTACGCCGGAGATGGCAGAGGCAGCTAAGCGGCGCATGACCCCGATGCTGGAGCAGGCGCAAGCTTCGCGTAACGAGGCGATTGCTGCGGCCATCCAAGAGATCCGACTGCAGCGCGATGCGTCAGGGCTTGTGCCGCTGGACAAGAGTGATGCGGACCTGCAGAACGAGTTCAGGGCCAAGCTCAACGCGGATCTGCAACAGGCCAAGGGCAAAGCCAAGGTCGATGAGAAGAAGCGGCAGGAAGCGATTGCGCAGCAGCTTCAGCGTATCAACGCCCGCATACGTCAGATTGAGGGCGGCGACCGTGCAGGTCGTCTGTTGGGTTACGCGTCTGCGTTCAGGTCTGAGCCCGAGCGTGTTGGGGAACTGAACAACCTGTACAAGGCATACAGGAGCTTGTCCACGCAGCAAGGGCTGACGCCCCAGGCAGCGCAGCTTAACCGTACGCTGCAGAACCTTGTGGACTTCTACACGGTGGGTGGTGGCGCAGCTAAGCCCCGGGTTGTTGCCAAGGGTCCGCGTGAAGCGCGGCGTGAGCTTGTGCTTGGCGAGCGTGCGTTCACTGGGTACGAACCCACGGTTGAAGGCACCGAGGTGCGGTACAACAAGCCGCGCAAGATGGCTGAGTACAAGGCCACGCCCGAAGAACAAGCGCTTGTCGAGGATATGCGGGCTCGGGAGCTTGCAGAACTGAACGAGGCTGCAGACCAGCAGTACACACCAGAGACTTCAGACCGGGTCAAGAAGCAGATCTTTGACGCGCTGCGTCAGCGCATCGACAACATCAGTGCGCCCGCCACCCAGGAAGAAGTGGACGCCGCCAAGGCGCAGGCCGCTCCGCAGGATCAGGCCACGGGTGATTTGTTTGCTGCAGCCACGGAGCGTGCACAAGCCGAGTTGCAAACGGCAGGAGAGCGCCGTGCGGCAGCACGCAGTGAGGTTGGCAGGGCGATGGCAGGCATGCGCGGCAAGTCTGCCATCATGGATCAGGCGCAGCGTCTTGCAGAGAAGTTTGGCAAGGACCTTGGCATTGCGCCTGAAGGTACGTTTGCTGCAGCTAAGACCCGTTTGACCCAGGCACAGGCGGCAAAGCGCGGGGCAGAAACGGAGTTCAAGGAGAAGGAACAGGAAGCCCTTCGTGCCGCTGCTGATGACGCGCTGATTGCCCAGCGCAACGCTGAAGCCACCAGCCGCGCAGCGAACAACACGGTCGATGCGATTGAGGCCCGACTTGCTGCTGAGAAAGAGACGCCTGCTGTTGAGGTGCGTACGCCTCCGCGTGCGATGGTGTTGCTGCAGAAAATTGTCGAGTTGCAGGCGCTGATCGGTGGGCGCGGTGCGCAAGTACGCACGTCACAAGCCCCTACAAAGTACTCTCCTGCACAGTTTGTCTTCCGTCGTGCAGCGGCAGAAAAGACCGACGCGGACGTTGGTCCCGTACAAGATGCACTGAATCAAGCAGTCAGTGCCGCCAAACAAGGCGAGGGCTGGGCATCTGACATCGAGCAGGTGCAGGCGCACATGGCTACGCTTGAGAAGTACCTGTCTCGCCGCGAGGCGCAGGGGCGGTTGCTGCCTGAAGCCGAACTGATGGCAAAGGAGTGGTATCGCAAGCTTGCCGCTCACGAAGCCGCGCTGCGCCGCCCCATGTACGGCGCTGGGCAGTTGACCCCGGCAGAAATCCGCGACTACACGCAGCGCCGCCTTGAACTGGCACAGGCTGAATACGACCGCATTCAACTCCAGATTGATGGGCTGCATCGGCAGTTGCTGGACACGGAAGTTGCGGTAGCCAAGCGTGAAGTGGACCGCATTACCGGCGACATCAATGCGCTGGTGTCGCGCATGGAGCGGCGTGAAGGCGCGGATCTTGCCGGTCAAGAACTGTCCGCACTGAGTGCGCAGTACAAGGACGCAGTAGCAAATCTCGAAGTTGCACAAAAGACTTTTGCGGAGCGCAAGAAAGCAGAGTCGGTTCCGTTCACACGCAAGAGCCCCGGATCTGCGCTTGAGCAGTGGATGAAGGGTGCGCAAGATCGCTTTGACGTTAGCGTGCAGCGGTTCAAGGACAAGCAAGCCGCGCTGGAGCGGCAAGCCACTGCGCCTGCGGCAACCCCTGCCATTACCGCTGCCGAACGTCGCGCTGAAGTTGAAAAGCAGCGCAGTGGCTTGTCGATCCCTGAGTTGCAAGCGCAGCTTGAAGGGGCACTGAAAGCGCAGACTAAGCTCAAGAAACGCGGATCTAAGAAACAGCGCGAGGCGCTTGCCGAGAAAATCGCAGGTTTGCGTGCACAAATCGGGCGTCTAAAAGGCGAAAGCACATTTGGTACGGAATACTACGCGGAGTCTGAACAAGCCCAGGCTGCACAAGATGCGCGGGAAGAAGCAGAAGCACGCGAAGCAGGTAAGGAAGAAACCACCCGAGCAGGACGGCGTAAGGCCGCCAAGGAAATCTTTGGTGTACAACGCACAATCGCCGAAACAGGCGAGGTGCCGCAAGCAACCAAAGACGCCAACAAACTCGACGCCGTCATCAAGAACAACCGTCAAGCTTTTGAGATGGCGGTTGAGCAAGGGTTCAAGTCCACTGCGATTCGGCCTCAGAAACGCGGTAAGAGTGCTACGCCCGAGCGGCTGATGCGTACCCCGCTTGAAGGTATTGCGTATCGGTTGCGACAAGAGATCGTAGAGAAGCTTGCGGCACCGCGCACCAAGAAGCAGAACCAAGAACTCAACAAGCTCCGTGAGCAACTGTACGGACTTGAGCAGGCTATCAACACTGCGCCAGTCACGGTTGAAGAACGGCGCAGAACTGCGCGTGCTATCTGGGCAAAGCTGCCCAAGGATATGCGGCAAGACACTGTGGACAAGATCGGTGGTCGCCTGCCTAGCGGCGGCATCAGCGTGTCGTTCTTTGATCGGTTTGCGGATGCGCTTGAGACCACGGTAATTCGTGAGCGCCTGGGCCAGCCGATCAGTCAAGCGCCGGTCACAACTATGACCAAAGCGGAGCTTGCACCCATCCAGGCGGAGACCGAGAAGCGCGTGGCAGCAACGATGGCTGCTACCGAAGAACTGCGCACCAAGTACTACGAGCAGAAAGAGAAGGAGCTTTCAGACAAGGCTCGATTGAAGGGGACCATAGACGAGGCCACGCAGCGGCAGATTGAGAAGGAAGCCAACGAGTTTGCGGATCGTGTGGTGCAGCGCATCAAGGAGGAAGAGGCTCGGGAAGCAACCCAGCGCATGACGGAGCCGATGCGAGGCAAGCCGAGCGCGGGGGAAGATACCCGCTTTGCAACAGGCGTGGAGGTAGAGAGCCCGGATCTTGATGCGGACCAAATCAAAGCGCTAGAAAACAACGATGTGGCTCAGGCTCTGGCACTACTGTCTACCGACAAGTCTGCTGACAAAGTCCACCGTGCTGTTGCTCAGCGCTTGGCTCAACTGTTGGACGATACCAATGTTGAGATCAAGGACAACCTGACTGACAGTGAAGGCAGGCCTATCTTGGGGCAAGCATCTGCTGACGGCAAAGAGATTCAACTTGACCGGGCCACGGGATTGTCGCAGGAGGTGCTCCTGCACGAAGCTACCCATGCTGCTGCTGAACGCACGTTGCTCATGGATGAGGCACGGTTGACGCCGATGCAGCTTGCTGCGAAGCGGGAGCTTCAGGCCATTCACGCGATGGTAAAGAAGGACTCCGACATAACGAGCACCGAGGCCAAGGGCAGTCTGTCAGAGTTCGTGGCGGAAGTCATGTCCAATGCCAAGCTGCAGCAACAACTAGCCAAGAAACCCTGGAGCCTATCCAACATGCTCGCAGGGTTCAAGAGCACCATCCTGCGTTTGATTGGTGTGAAGGACGCCAAGACGATGTTGACCGCCTCAATCAAGGCGGTGGATGCACTGTTCATGCCGACAAGCGTGCAGACTGCTCCGGTGGCAAAAACCATGATGCCTGCCCGGGCAGCGCCCAGTATGGCGACAGCCAACCGCGTAGCCGACTCCCTGATCGCCAAGGAGAAAGGCTGGGTTACCAAGCTCAAGGACAACTTCCTGGGCATGGGGTTCCGCACGCAGTTCGTGGACAAGCTGGCACCGTCTGAGGAAGCGCTCAAGCGTGGCGGCACCGACCCGACCAAGGCACTGCAGGCCATGTACTTCTTAAAGATGTACGACCAGCGGATGCACTTCACGTCGCAGTCCATCACCGAAGGTGTGCCTGAGCGTGTGGAGAAAACGCGGCGGGACGGCACTAAGGAGTACTTAATCGAGACCAAGCCCGGTGCCAACATCAAGCAGATTGTGGACATCCTCAAGCGCAAGGATGTGGTCAAGGCAGCAGGCAGCGCCGATGCTGCCAACAAGCTCTTCACGCTGTATCTGGCTGCTCGACGGGCAGAGAGCAAGGGCTACGACAAGCTGAACTTCAAAGTCAGTGAAGCCGACATCAAGGCTGCACGCGCTGAGATCGAAGCGGACCCGACGCTGAAGAAGGCGTTCGATGAGGCTCGGGACATCTACAACCAATACAACCGCAACCTGCTGGAGTTCTCGGTACAGACAGGCGCTCTGTCGCGTGAAGAGGCCAACCGCTTGCTGGCAAACAACGACTACATCCCGTACTACCGCATGCGCGATGGTGTGGCGGAGATGGTCATTGGCGGTGAGACGCCTATCCGTATCGGCAACCTGAAGGACAGCCCGCACCTCAAGGAACTGGTGGGCGGTGATGAGGCCATCTTCGACTTCCTGACCAGCAGCGTGCAGAACACGTCGATGCTGCTCGACATGGCGACGAAGAACCTCGCCACCAAGAACCTCATGTTCGAACTGCGCGACGTGGGGTTGGCGACCGTAGCCAAGGTGCCCAAGAGCGGCAAGACGCCTGAGGGCGCTGTGACGTTCAAGCGCGATGGTGAGGACCACTACGCTGTGGTGGACACCGACACCATCGGCATCGACAGCGATCTGCTGGTCAAGGGGCTGGCGGGCATCCCGACCATGTTCCCTGCCTTCGTGCGCGTGCTGGGCGTGCCTGCACGCCTGCTGCGGCGTGTGGTGGTGGCCTCTCCTGTGTACATGGCACGGCAGTTGTTCCGTGACTCGCTGGCTGCAGCGATGACCAGCGGCGCGGACATCGTCCCGGTGTTGGGTGCGCTCAAGCAGATCGGCAAGCCCAACGTGCTGCAAGGGCGCGGCATCACTGGCGGTCAGGTCTTCACTGGCATGCCGGAGGATGTCACGCGCATGCTCAAGGACATGCAGGCGGGCAAGCTCAGCATCACCAACGGGCTGTCGTATCTGGAGGCCAAGGCCGCACAGGTCGATGCGCTCACCCGCAAGGCTCAGTACGACAGCTACCTTGCCCAAGGGCTCTCTGAGATGGAGGCCACGTACATGGCGCTGGAGTCGATGAACTTCAGCAAGCGCGGGCTCTCTCCCGGCATGCACATGGCAAGCACGCTGATCCCGTTCTTCAACGCACAGATCCAGGGCCTGGACGTGCTGTACAAGTCCTTCACCGGCCAGATGCCGCTCAACGAGCGCTTGGGTATACGCCAGAAGCTTTGGGAACGGGGAATGATGCTCTTCGGTCTGAGCGTGGCATACGCGATGGCGATGCAGGACGATGAGACTTACAAGAACGCCAAGCCCGAAGAGAAGTACGGGAACTGGTTCGTGCGAGTCCCAGGCTTTGAGCAGATGGTGCGCCTGCCCATCCCGTTCGAGTTGGGCTATATCTTCAAGGCGCTGCCCGAGGCGCTGGTGAACACCCTGAGCAACGAGCAGGGTGGCGAAGAGGCGATGAAGGCGTTCAAGCACATCGCGCAGCAGATGGTCCCTGGACTGTCGTCGTACTTCATCCCGCAGGCGGTCAAGCCTGCACTGGAGGCGCTGGCCTTTGAGACGTCGCTCTACACCGGGCGCAGCATCGAGTCGGCCAAGGAGCAAGAGAAAGAGCCGGGGTATCGCTACCGCGACAACACCACTGCGCTGGCCCGCGAAGCGGGGGAACTCACAGGCTTCTCTCCGATCAAGATGGAGTATCTGATCCGTGGCTACACGGGTGGCATGGGCATGGCGCTGCTGGCTGCGCTGAGCGCCCCGTTCGGCAAAGAAGGCCCCGAGGCCGCAACCAAGCGGGCGTCGGACCTGCCGGTGGTGGGTACGCTCTTCCAACCCAAGGATGCCAGCGGCATCATCGACGCTACCTACGAGCGCATGAAGCAGGTCAACCAAGTCAAGGGGACTTACGAGGGTTTGTTGGAAGATGGACGACAAGCTGACGCTGAGAAGTACCTCAAAGAGAACGTCGATGAGATGGCGCTGGCTTCTGTGGCGGGCAGCTTCAAGCAGTTCATGGGGCAGATCACCGAGCACGAGCGGCAGATCCGTGCGTCAAACATGACGCCAGAGAAGAAGCGCGAAGCCTTGGAGCAGGCCCGCCAAGCCAAGATCAAACTTGCTTCCGCTGCACGGGCGGTAGTCGATAAAAAAGCACCCCAAGCCGCCCTTGCCTGATACCGAACTGGGCGCGGGCGTCCTTGATGTGAAGCGGGACTGCAGCCAGCAGTCCCGCCTGTCGCACGGCCTCTAGGTCAAGCGCAGGGACGAAGAACCCCTGCCCCTTCTCAAGCCGGTCCCACGGATAGTGCCGCAGCATTGTGAGGGTCTTCTTCTATCGGTCGGCCTATGCAGATGGTACGCACGCGCATCTGCGGGCCTCGAGTCTTCGCCATCATGTCCTTGCGCTCGAAGCCGACCGTGTACCCGGGCATGGCCTGTATCTGCTTCTTGAACGCGTCGTAGCCGAAGGACATCGCCACGCAGTGCGACTTGAGCATCTGCTCCTCGATGAAGTACTCCACGTAGTTCTTCTTGTTGATGCCGTGCTCCACCCGGCCCATGACCTTGCTGCGCGTGACCGTCTGGTCGATCTCCTGCCCTGAGCCCAGCGCTGCCAACAGAGCGCCGTTGCTCTGGCGGATCACCACGAACTGCCCGTAGTTCTCCCGGGTGAAGGCGTTCAGCACATCCTCTGCCGTGCGCCCGCCCGTCTTGATCACCTTGCGGGCTTTCTCCACCAAGCTCTTGAGGAACTCGATGATCTTGTCCACCGGCAGGTCGATGATGCCTGCGTACCCACTTGAAGCAAGAATCGCACCGGCAATGATTGCGCCGCAGCCAGCGGCCCAGTAGCGCTCATCGCCCGACATCTTCCACTCGACTTTGATCTTGCGGATGCATTCCTTGGTGATGCGCTCTGCAGTCTCTTGGTTCTGCACCAGCCAGCGCACGTAGATGTCGCCAGCCACGCCGTGGTTGTGCACGGGGATCTTGAGGAGGTCTTCCTCCTCCGGCGTCCAGTTCAGCTTGACCTCGGGCGTCCACTCCAGCATGCGCAGCAACTCGCCTTGCGAGGTGTGCTGCCGAGCACCGGACATGTAGTCCTGCATGTGGGTGTTGGAGGTCAGGAAGACCAGCGTTGCCCACGACACGAGGTTCAGCCGCTCACGGTTGTGGTGCGCCTCGCTCTTCTCTTTGCCCTGGCCTTCCGAGGCGTCGAAGATGAAGCCTGGGAACCACTCCATGTCCTGCCGAGACTTGTGCGTGATCTCGTCCGATGTGAACGGCAGGCTGTTGAGGTTGCCCATGCGCTGCTGCATGGTCACAGGCGAAGTGCTCTTGCCTGTGCGGTAGCGGATCGGATGGCCCCAGATCGAGTTCAGCAAACTCAGCGCCAACGACTTGCCCGTGCCGCTGTCGGTGGACCCGCCATGTATCGTCAGCGCCGCCATCTGCGTGAACTTCATCAGCGGCGCACCGAACCCCATGCTGGCGATGCCCAGCAGGTCGAACTGCTTCTTGCGCATGAGCATCTGTGGGAAGCGTCTCCACTCCTCCAGCGTGCCCTGTGACCGCGTGATGCGCGTGAGGTTGACGAGGTCTGGCATCGGCACCGTGCGCGTGCTGCCATCTTGGAAGTACACCTTGCCGTTGTAGACGAACGTGCCATCCTCCTGCCAGCCGTACTGGCCTGGGATCTTGATGGCCTTCTTCGTGACGCTGGCATCCTCGATGCAAGCGCGGATGTACTCGAACAGGTTCTTGTCGTTGCCTGCGCCGAACGAGGCGATGATGTTCTGCTGTGCCAGCGTCTTCAGGCACTCATCCTTGGACACGGTGTAGCGCTGTGCCATCAGCACATCGATGGGAGCGCCGGGTCGGTTGGCGACCATGTGCACGGTGTGCTCACCGTCCTTGTTCAGCAGGTCCACGACGAACAGATCGTAGGGCACGATCATGATCTGATGCTTGCGCTTGGTGCCGTCAGCCTCCTCCACCATACGCTCGACAAACACGCCGCCCTTGGCTCCGTAGGAGTAGCCCTTGGGTGGGATTGGGCGTGTGACTGTGACCGGTGGTGCCTCGGGGTCGTCCGGATCCACGGGCGTGATCTCGATCTGCTTCTCGGTGTTGTCAGCCAGGATCTCGCGCCCAAGCGCCAGGGGGTTGGTGATCTTGCCAAAGTGCTTGCAGCCTTCGCAGATGCCCGGGTTCTCGCTGTCGAACTTCAGGCACGGGTACGGGCCCTTGATCTCGCGCAGCTTGGTCTGCATGCGCTCAGGCTCGTAGGGGTGCAGGCTGCTCAGCCAGACCGCAGCACGTTCACCATCCGCACACTGCTTGGCCTGGGACAGCCAGCCACGCCACTGGGGCTCCATCCCGTCATCAGCGGCGTGCTCAACGAAGTGCGCAAGCTGTGCGCAACCATCGCCTGCAGCCGTGCGCTGCATGATCAGCTTGAACTTGGTGACGCTGTTCTCCACCAGCTTGACGTTGCTGGCGACGGGTGCCTCGATGCGCTTGCCGGGGATGTCGAGCGGTGCGCGAGACGGTGCTGGTGCACTGACACTGGTCGGCCCCAGCGCTGCCGTGATGGCCTGCGCGAAGTCCTCGAAGCTGCATGCGGTGCCCTCGGTCATGATCTTGACCGAGCGTGGGGTGCCGTACTTCTTCTTGAAGTTGAGTGTGCCCGGGATGCGCAACACGCGGGCCGCGTCGGCGGTGACCGTCATGTCGATAGACAGCGCTTGCTGCTTGCACAGGCGCTTGAACGCCTCAGCCACAGGCTTCCAGATACCCACAGCAACGGGGTGCGTGAAGGCCCAGTAGCAGTGCAGCCCGCCGCCTGAGGCGACGATCCACGGCGTGGCTAACCCCTCAAGGCCTGTGGTCTCAAGGAAGCCACCCAGCGCTTGTGCGGCGTCTTTCTTCGTGGCGTAGCCATCCATGTCGATGAACATGGACCGCACGTACTCGGCGTTGTCTGCCGTGCGCTTGCCCGACTCCTCGAACGTCGCCAGCGCGAAATAGATGTCCTTGCTCTGTGTCAGCCATTGGTCAGCATGGCGCTGTACCTCCTTCAGATCTTCAACGAAAACGTGTTGCTTCTTCTTGGAAGACAACTCTGCTGCGCAGTAGTACCCAAAACCGGGTGGCGGAAGCACAGCCGCTAGAAACTCAAGCGGTTCCATGAAGCTCCCAGGGGGTTACTTGAGGTCGTCCAGCAGCGTCTCTACCGCCTTGATCAGCGCATCGCACCAGTCCTTGGGCAAGCCGTTGTCGTTCTTGAGGTAGGCATACCGGACCAGTTCCTCTGGCGTCAGGCTTGAAGGTTGAATTCCTTGCATATTTGCACCCATGCGGTTTCTGCGTTCTTGGCGGCTCTGAGGATTTCGATCAGGCGCTCGACGCGAGGTTGATACGGATTGAGAACATCGCCGCCCAGCATCCAGTTGTAGACGGTTTGGCGTGATGCCCCAGTGGCTTTGGCGAGGCGCAAGACGCTGAAGTCCAAGCTCACAGCAAGACGCCCGAGCGTATTGCCCAGGCTCTTGGGAGCGTCCTTCACCGCCAGCACGGTTTTAACGGAGTAGGTCATGGTGTTAAGAGGGGGCCGAAGCCCCCATCAAAGTCACTCATCATCCCAATCAGCCGCCAGCTTGGCAAGAGACGACTTGGGTGCAGCGGGTGCAGCCTTTTCTTCCTTGCGCACGGTCGGCTCAACGGTCTCCTCAGCCTCTTCCACAGGCTCAGCCTTGGCCTTGGGAGGACGGCCACGCCGGGGTGCAGGCGGCGGTGCCTCTTCCTCTTCTTCCTCAGCCGCAGGAGCGGGTGCGGGCTTGGCAGCAGCCTTGGGGGTGGGCTTGGTGCCCTCCAGCTTCATCGGCTCGACCTTGTCGGTCTGCGCCACGGTCATGGTGATCGCACGCTTGGCGTCCTCAGACTGACCCTGCTCCGCAGCCGAGGCGTACTCGTCCTCGCTCAACCAGCGCATCGGCTTGAAGAACAGCTTGGGGCTCTCCGACTTCGTGTCGAACTTCATGCGCGTGACCAAGGTCTCGGGAGAGACGCCCTGCGCAGCCAGATACCGGGCGTACGCTTGCAGCGGACGGTTGTCGCCTTCCTCCTTGCCGAAGATGGACGTGGCAGGCAACTGAAGCTGCATGACGTCACCGTCCACATCGTTCGCCAGCACCACAGCCAGACGCTGGCTGTAGCGGCAGGCACGGCTCTCGCCATTACCGGAGCCCTTCACGTTCTGCGGGCACGAGGCGCAGTTGGTGGCCTGGGGGGTGGCTGCGCTGGCATCGGGCTTCTCGCCGTCAGCCGACCAGCAGTCAGGGCCGCTGGGCGTGTCGCCGTCGTACGCCTTCATGTAGAAGGTGCGCCCGATCTTGGGAGCCGCATTGACGACAACCACATCGAGGAAGCGCTCATCGACAGCGGCAACTTCCTTGCCGTCCACCATCAGGCGGAACACGCCGCCCTTGATCGAGATGCGCTTGCCGCCACCACCGGCACCCCCTGCGAGGGACTTGGCGAGGGCAGACAGTTCGCCCTTCTTGGCGAACGCGGGAACGGCAGAGCCGGAGAAAAGTGCAATGTTGCTCATGTGTAGCCTTTCACTTAGTTGACGGTTTTCTCACAGAGATGTCGAACTCGGTGTCCGAGTTCAAACCTGGGGGGATGGCCCCAGGGTTTTCTTCCAAGAACAACTTCATGTTGGACTGGGCGATGCGCTTCTCCAGCAGGTCGAGCGCGTCGTGTTCCACCATGAACTTCTTGAAGCTGTCCCAGTCGTTGGTGTAGTACCGGGTCTTCTCCATCAGCGAGACGGTGCCGTGGTCGGTGCGCAGGGACTTGACCCCCGTGCCCCGCATGCGGTCCT